TGCTACGAACAGTTTCCCTACTGACGAATCGCTTCAGGCATTCACTGATCGTTTCCTGTTCCGACCAACAATCACCAACCTCAAGTCACCAGCACACAAGCGACTTCTGATGCGTTGGGCTGTTAATCAGGACGGCGAATATGCAAGACCCAAAGTTACATCAGATCTGGAATACATCGATCTGATAAAGCTTCAAGAGCACGCCGCAGAGATTACTGTCGCTGACGACTTCATTGATCTCTTCAGCGAAGTTCTGGACATGCTTGAGTCTCGCGGCATTCATATTTCTGACCGTCGTCGAGTTCAGATCCTGAAGTTTATGCGTGGGTGGGCAGTTGTTCAAGGCGAGGAGGCGGTCCACGCATCGATGCTCCACCAAACTCTTAAACATATTCTCTATACATCTCCAGACCAGATCGAAGACATCACTGAAGTTGTCAAGCACGTCGTCCCGACTGCTGATGAATTTATCTCGACCGTAAAACGCGCCAGTCAGAATCTGATGCGTAAGTTCGAAAACATTCGAGCAATCGACAAAACTGCAACCATTTCTGATCTAAACGAGAGGCTTAATGAGATGAATAATCTTCTTAAGGAACTCAAAGTTCTCAGCGCTAAAGCAGAAGAAGCTCTCGATGACACAACGCTTAAGTTCACTGCAGCTGCTCGCCTCAAAGCAGTAAAGCTTGTCCGAGATTTAGACACCAACGTCAACACTGTTACCACTGCAATCTCTCGTATCAAACCCTGACATGTTCAACAAAGAAGAAACAATCAGACTCAACTCTGAGTCTCCTTTGGTGCTGAAAGTTGGCGCAATGACTGACTTTCTCTGGCCCTCATTCGTTCGCGAAGCAAAGCCACGCGTCAAGTATCTATCTGATCGATTTGATATTCGTCAGCTCTCACGCTTCGCTAAAGAACTCTTTGAGTTCTTATATATGGGTGGAGAAGTCCAGCCGTTGGTTAGTCTCGACGATGTAGAGGATTACTTTCGCGCCAAACAAAACGGTGATGATGTTGAGTACCCTGCAAACTACAAGCCAGAACATGCTCTCTGGCATTTAATTCTCAATGACGTTGTCAACAGTCCTGTTTACCCTGCGATGCAACGCCATTGCTTAGGGGATCAGTTCAACTCTGGCAACAACGCAGTCAACATCCTCAACGAATTGGCTGAGGTTATCAACCAGATGATCGACGAGGACAGCGACGCTTGCGCTCAACTCAGTGACCAAGGCATCGAGCTAGAACAGATCCGTGCTCAGTTTGTTGCAGCGATGCAAGCAGGCGACGCAAAAACTGCTGCTGAACTTAAAGCCAAAGGTAAGCAGCTGGGGCAAGAGATCGAGAACACCCTGATGGACCTGCACCAGGGCAAGCGACATGAGATCGACACCAGCATCGAGCAAGCACACAACGACGCGGTCGATAAGTCAGACCAGATCTCGAAAGTTGCTGGTTCCCATACTGGTTTCGGGAGCAAGGCTGACGACGTAGCGGACAAGCTTAAGCTCGCTCGCAAACTCAGCGCTTCTAAATCTCTGCAGCTCTTTATCGATCGTCTTGGTGCAATGAAAGCTGCGTGGACTCAGCGCAAGCGAGAGCGTCCCATCCAAGCTAACTACAACAACATCGTCGGGGCACACTTCTCTGACCAGGTTACGAAGGCTTTCCCTTCAGAGGTAGCTCTCGCCGCCACGGAGGAGGGGCGTGCTCTGTTCGCTCTCAAGTATTCGCAGAAAACAATGCTCTGCAAAGACTACGAAGCAAACAGCAAGCATGTACGGCAAGGCCCTGTGGTCATGTATATCGACATTTCAGGGTCGATGTATGGGCGCGACTCCATCTGGTCTAAGGCGTTGGCTTACTGTGTGTCAGAGGAGTGTGTTAACAACAATCGTGACGTTTACATCAGATTGTTTAACTCCAGCATCGATAACACTATCGATCTTCACTCTGCTAACAAAGACAATGAAGAACTTCTCGACTTCATGATGCGTTGGCAGACAAACGGCGGAACTTCATTCAACGCTGTCATGGCTGATGCATTCAACCTGAATAAAGAACTTCGCAAGGCAGACATCCTCATCATCACTGATGGTGAATGCGAAGTAGAGGATCGTATCGTTCGCAAGTTCAACGAATTCAAGGCTAGCCACAGGATTGACGTACGAGGTTTCTGCATAGGCAGAACTTCTGAGTCGATGGAAAAGTTCTGCGACGAAGTCGTGCGTGTGAACCCCATAGATGACACTGATACCGCTGATCTATTCCAAAGTGCTATCTCTTGATCCAGGCTATTCTGCTGGTGTACCTGCCACGCCAGCAGTGAATCTTTGCGAAGACTTCAAGTGGGTCAAGAGTATCGAAGCAAAGTACAAGGATTATCGTTCTGACGATGACCTAAAAAGTTGGTTAACTATTTGTTTATTAAATGACAAATATGATGTCATGAGTATGACATTTACCAGCAGAATTATCACATTTATATATGACTCTCAGTTATTCAACATAGTTAAACTTGATAACCAAGGCAAAGCTAAGCGTGACAGAACGGTTCTTTTGTCGAAGCATCTCTATAAGAATTTTGGTGTAACTACCCTCTCAGAACTACGCAAAGACACTGTGTGCACTGAGTGCGATATATGCTCACTTATAGACGATATTCAAAGTGACATACTATCTGCTGAGAGTATTGACGCTTCCACGCAGATCAATACAGTGATGAGCAGTTGACTTTTTATCATGCAACTGCTTTTCAATGTCGGTGGCGTAGCGATCAAAGAAGAAGACGCGGCGACTCTCATGTCAATGACCGATCAATGCGAGGTAGCAGTTGATCTGAGCAACTATCTAAGCAAGGATCAGCTGAACGCCAAGAAACTCTTCGAGTTGAGCGTTGAGAAAGGACGCCCCGAACTTGCTGCAGTTGCTGCAAGGATCGCAATGAGTGGTCCCGTTAAGCCTCGCAAGCGTGAAAAGCAGAAGGGTTTCCGTCGTTTGCATCAGGTAGTCGCTGCAGACGTAGATATCAACAGCTGTCTCGACACTCTCCTGACCACCCGCAAGCTCGGCTCTGTTGGTGCGGCAATGATTCTCGAAAGCCTTGCCGGAGGTAAGAAGATGACTCTGCGGGATATCGCTGTCGAACAAGTAAACACCGCGTGGGACAAAGGTGTAGCGGAGAAGTCCCCGATCTTCCGTGGGTTTGAAGACACTGGTGAGGAGATGGTGCCCGTCATCGCTAAAGCTGCAAAAGGCGTGGTCACCTACCACAGCAGCTCCATCTACAACGCTCTGCGTGAAGGGCTCAAGTACCTGGTGCAGCAAGGTATGGCAGTCGCAGTCGCGAAGACCAGCTGGGGTTCAGACGACAAGAACCTTGAAGGAAGTGAGAAGCTTCTCCGCCGCACCGTTTACGAAGTCAAGCTGACAGATAAAGGTGCAGACCTTACAGGTAGCTGGGGCGATATCGATGACTTTATTTTCAACTTCTGGAACACGCGCCCTGTGTGATTCCGAGGTAATATCCGAGGGCTGCAAGGAAGCAGCCCTTTTTTAATGCCATGAAACTTCGCTACATAACCACGCGGGACGAGTTCGAAGCTGCGCTCGCTGATCTGTGGAACATCCCCAAGCTTTGCCTCGACACTGAAACAACCGGACTAGACGCAAGGGTCAGAGACGTCAGGTTGATTCAGCTCTGCACGACGCAAGCAGAAATTGATGATAGGGAAGTCTTTGTGATCGACTGCTTCAAAGTCGAGAGCTTAGACGGACTCAAAGCCTTGATTGAATCAAGAGAGATGATTCTCGGGCATAACCTTAACTTCGATTTACAGTTTCTTCTGAGACTCGGGATTGACTATAAACATAAAATTTTTGACACATTTATCGCTGAACGATGCTTGGTTGCAGGTGCAAAGGAAAAGAAAACATCACCAAAAACTGAGAAGTCTTTCTTCGCAGACGTAAGTTGCTCGCTTAAAGCAGTCGCGCGACGACGTTTAGATCTAGAGATATCTAAAGAACAGCAGGTTTCGGACTGGAGCAAGCCGGATCTAGATATAGAACAGGTCGAATATGCAGCACTAGACGTTGAACTTCTTCCAAAGATTGCTTCGCTGCAGTTAACTGAACTCGCGAGTGAAAACCTAGTTGAGCTTTACAGTTTAGAGAGCAAGGTGATAAGGCCAGTGGCACTTATGTGTCACCATGGTTTCAATGTGGATGTCACTAAAGTGAAAGCTCTGAAAGCTAGAAAGCAGCAGGAGCTTGACGAGGCGACTAGATTATTCTGTGAATCCCTAGACGAACGTCTGCCCTCTGATGGAAAACTTCCAAGGCTGCCGAACGGGACTATCGCGGTGGGAAAAAATGCAAGAAAAGAATTTAACCCAGGATCAAATATTCAATGCGTGCGATACTTCAACCAGATCGGTACTCCTTTACCAGTTGATGATCGCACAGGAAAGCAGACACTGTCTCAGGTAGCGCTTTCAGAGTTCGACAGTAACGATGTAACGCTAAATCTTCTACGGAAAAGGACGAAGATTGAAACCGCTCTAGCCCACGTCGAAAAGATTCTGGATAATATCAACCCGATCTCGGGTCACATGCACAGTGGCTACAACACTTACGGAGCCAATAGCGGAAGGTTCACAAGCTCAGGATCAAAGAGAGTTACAGGGAAAAAGAAGAAAGAGATTTGGGGAATCAATATCCAGCAAGTTCCTAGGGATAAAGAATTTAGAGAGTGCTTCATCCCAACACCTGGTTATAAATTCATCATCGCTGATTACTCGCAGATCGAACTTCGATTAGCTGCGGAGCTTGTCAACATTCCTCAGATGATTACAGCTTTCAACGATGGCTTAGATCTTCACACACTCACCGCAAGCCTTATCTACCACGTCGATCTCGACAAGGTTGAGAAGTCTCAAAGGCAGATGGGCAAAACGCTTAACTTTGCACTGCTGTACGGTATGGGATTCCGTAAGTACAAAACATATAGTGCGCAGTCAGGTAACATCATCACTCTTAGTGAGGCTAAAATCGCTCACATTGGTTTTCACCGTGCTTACCCACGCCTGCGTGAATGGCATCGCGAAAGAAGTGCAATGGTTGAGGACGGTTGGACGTATGTGAGAACACCGATCGGACGTAGAAGGCTTTTAAGCTATGACGACGCAACTATGAGTGCTTGCGCTAACACCTTGATACAAGGAGCAGGTGCAGATATTTTGAAGATTGCCATAGCAAACCTTGGCAAACATATATCTGATAAGTTCAGACCAATCGCCACGGTGCACGACGAACTAATTTTTGAAGCAATAGAAGATAAAGCTGAGCACTACAAAGAAGTGCTTGAGTCAGAAATGAAGGAAGCAGCAGAGACTGTTCTCACTAAAGTGCCAGTAAAGTGTGATGCTAACGTGGCGGAATCCTGGGCCGAAAAATGACCGTTACTATCTGGATACCTGAAGCCGAAGGCAAGGAAGTATTTACCGCTAAAACCGATAGCGGTTATGTGGGCTGTGTAAAAACAGACCATGCTCTCCTGATGACCACGACGTTTTACACAAAGCCTTTAGAAGCGGCGAACGCTGCACGAAGACTTAAAAAACAGATGAAAGAAAAAGGAACTTTGACGACAGCGGCAGTAACTCCAAAGAAATCTGTTACTCAAAAGACAAAATTTAAAACACCAGTAAAGTTAACTGGTCGGCTTTTCACCGCGACCGACACAGAGGCTATGCCTTTGCTGAGCTTTCAGGAGGTTTGGGTTATTACGCATCCCAACGGATATGTGTACGACTGCCTGAACCAAAAGAAAAAACAACTTGTTGCGTTCACCTCTACAAGAGACAACGCCAAGCGTTTCCTTGATCATGAGGACGCTAAAAGAACTATGCGAACTCTTAAAGGTGTGGTGGGGCCGGGGTTTAATCTGCTTAGATTCTTTGTAAAAGTAGATTCAGACTAAAATTAGAGGGATTAATATAAGCCACGCGGTCGTACGATGAAGAAGTTAAAAAACAAGAGCACAGGTGGTGTAACTATAGAAGACACCTTTGGAGGAAGAATAGGCAAGGAAGGGATGATTGGGACAATGGACTTTAGAGATAGCGATGGTGATGGTACAGATGATCGATATCAAAAAGGTCCAGGTATGGCAGACTCACGAGGTGATTTCGGAAGAGGAAAACCTATAATTGGCATAAGTCCCGATAGCTTAAGCCCCAAAAACATGGCTGAAGAAAAGAAGAAGAACGGCCGAGTTGCCGGTTCAATGATGGGCTTGGCTCCCACGCAAGTTACTCAAAACTTTCGTGGTGCTGGCTTCGGGATGACCTACGGAAACAGTCGCCCTAGAACAGGTGGCACCGTTACTTATGGTGGTCAGCCTACTAATCAAATCAACTTTGCTCCAGTGATGAGCAACGTTGGTGGTAACACCACGGTTAACACCAAAGTTGGTACCGGTGGCGGTACCGGTGGCGGCGGCGGTAGAGGTGGTAAAGGTGGCGGCGGTAGAGGCGGTAAAGGAGGCGGTAAGGGACCCAAAGATGTAACTACTCCTGGTTTTAAGTCAATCGCGGACAGTGGTTTCAACCCTGCTGACTACGGTGCAGCTGGTCTGGGAATGCAGGACTATGAAGAGTTAACTGGACGCGGATATAACGACAGGCAAATCAAAAAGTACGCTGAAAAAGCAGGCGTACAGATCGGCGGCAAACTCCAAGCCAGGCTCGGTCTCGACGGTGGTATTGCAGCCAACTTCAACCCTGCTGACTACGGTTCACAGGGTCTGGGGCTGAAAGACTACGAAGAGTTAACTAATCGCGGATATACCGACAAACAGATCAAAGATTACGCCGGAGGAGCAGGCGTACAGATCGGCGGCGCACTTCAGGAGAAGTTCGACGCTATGGGTAAAGGAGGCGGCCAAACCAAACCTTCTGGTGGTGGTCAGTCAAAACCTTCTGGTGGTCAAGAGTCTCAAACCGCAGGCGGCAGCCAGCAAAACACCGTCCGAGGCTTAAGAGATCTCAACACTGGTGTTAAAACCTACGACAGCATTAACGACGCTAAGAACGTCTTTGACGCTTATCGCACAGCCACGGGCAACAAGAATGCTGGTACTGCAGTTAGCGACCGCCGGATTGGCAATCTGGTCAGTAACGCTGGGATCAGATCTTTTGACTCCAAAAATGACGCCAGGAAACTTACCAACTATCTGATCAACAGGTCTTCAAACAAAGCACAAGGAAAAAGCAACCAAAACCAAGGTGGTGGTAACCAAAACCAAGGTGGTGGTAACCAACAACAAAAAAAGGCAACCAACCCTCAGCCCAAGAGTGGCATCTCGATTCAGCAAAAGCTGAAGCGTGAAATTAAGAAGGCCACGGGCAGCCAGACTAGCGACAAGCAATTACAAAAAATCATCAAACGAGCTAACGTTGGCAAGAGACTGAACCTGAAAGATGTCAACAAGGTCGTCCGCGCAGCTAAGAAAGCTAAAGCAGTTCAGAACCGCCGCAAGAAGAACAACAAGCGGAAGGGAGGCAACAAGCGTCGTCGTTGAGGTTGACAACTCATGAAATCATTGATTTCTGAGATTAAATTTTGGGTTAACCTCTTCCGCGTAGTCAAGCGAATGGAACCTGAGGAGAGATCAACTCTCCTTAGGTTCGAACCCAACGATGTCTTCTGAAGAATATTCAGTTCTCGTCTCACGCGGAAAATCTAAGACTCAGTTGGGGATTAAAGCGCTAGATGCTGCCCACGCTCAAGCGCAAGCTTTAGACATCATTCGAAGCCTGGGGGCTGACAAGTCTGAGCTGCTTTACGGAGAGAGCAAACCGAGCAGACTCAGCGAACTGTATAGACGACTGGCGTTCAACGAGTTTGAGCACAAAGAGTGCTGCATATGGGAGGGATCGATAACTAACAGAGTGCCGTCCATTTATGCAACGGGAAAAAGGTTCTATATACGTCCGCTCATCCTCGGTTACTTGGACATACAGAGAGACAGTGTGGTAAAGAACACATGTGGTAACCCCTTGTGCATCAACCCATATCACAATAATTATTTAAACGGAAACAATTCAAAATTGGGTAGCGGAGACATGAGAATCGTTTTAGCATTCCGAAGCCAAGGCATCCCTGTTCCGCAGATTGCCGAGGTACTCAAAGTCCATCGATCAACCATCTACAGAGCCCTAAAGCATGAACGTCTTCTTACTGGGGGTGAGGGTCACCGATAAGGGAATCCTCGAAGACAACAAAATCAACGTGATTGCGGAATCCCTACCGTCATCCAACAAACGAGTCTCAACCAAAGTCCAACTGATCCAAAAAGCAGACCACTACGTTGGCGGTCTTCTCAAGGATCTTGAAGAAAAGCAAGAGGTCTTAGCTCTTGGACCTGTAAAGCCCACGCCTGATGGAGTGTTGGTTATGCAGCCCATGCTTGTGATCAGCCAAGAAAACTTCTCCGACATCCTCGCCATCAACGCTTTCATGGCTTGCGGAGGTCTCGGACCGAAGCAGCAAGAAAACGAAGTTGGCGAATCGACAGTCACGAACCGGTCGATTGCATGGCAGGTTCCTGGTGAGACTGAAACCAACTGGTTCAAACTCACCGCGTGGAACGAGTTGTCTGGTCAGCTCTCTGAGTTACCTAACGGCACTCCCACAATTGCTGTAGGTCGCGTGTCCACGAGTGAGAAGGACTCAAAGCAGTATCTCAACTACCAAGCAGACCAAATTCTCTACCTACCCAAGGGCACGAAGTCCGCGCCCAAGAAAGCTGCAGACCCTGAAAAGGGACAAGTTGCAGCAGCGGCTATTGGTTCAATCGACTTCAATCTCTGATCATGGTATTTATCGCAGGTAAGTTTGCGGCGGATGAAATTCTCTGCCAAGTCCCTCCACATACTCTCCGAATCGATCTGCAGCAGCGGCGTTGGAAGAGTGACAACGATCCGGATCAAGCCATCACGGATTCAAACGACAACGGAATTCCCATCGAGTTTGTACTTCTCGGGTTTACTCCCTTCTACGGAAACCTTGGAATGCGCTCCCGTGAGGAGTTCATACGCATTGCGTACATTGGTGTTACTCCTACGCACCGTTTGCTTCCTGCAAGATGTGTATCTACTTCTGTCATTTCCGGTAAGAGTTCTCAGAAGAACTTTATTTCCTACTTCCAGACGCTTTACAACAACCGGATCAACGTTGCGGAAGTAGTGACTTCCACAAAGTTCTCGGGGCGCAGCTTTACCCAGACAGATCCGACTACAGGAGCTGACACGGGAAAAGTTAACTACAACGTCCTAGAGTTCTCGGACCGGCCAGTAGCAGGTGAAGACGAAGAAAAGCTCATTAAAGATATTGCAGGCTGGCTTACTGCTGATGGAGGAGACTTGGTATCAAGTGCTCTTCGTAGTCATATCTCCGGTGCGAATCTGGTCGAGTTACCTCTCGGAACAGACCACGCGGAGATCAAGGCAGCTTTTGACGAAGCTCACCCAGTTATCGAGGGTTCCAAGCCGCAAGGTTTGAGTGCCCTCCCTCCCGGTGCTGGGGAACCGAAAGCTAAGTCTGCGCCTCCTTCTGTTGAGAAGGATAAGGCTGAGAAGCCCACGGAGCTGACGAAGGAACAGAAGGAAGCCTTGAAAGCAGCCGGGCTAGAGGTGTAAGATCTCTGCTCCACTCAGGGGTGGGTGGATCTCCAAGCAAGGCGGGTGGAAACACCCGTCTTTTTATTTGCTCAGAATTTCTTTAAGGGGAGGAAGCTCGTATCCGTCCTCAGAAGCACGTTTAGCTAGAGACTTAAACAGATGCTTATGGACGAGATACGAGGCGTGAACCATATCTAACACTTCGTAAAGCGAATCTACGTCGTCAAGTGCCTTAGCTTTATCCATGAACTTAATGTGATAAATCTCCGATTCAAGTGGCATATAATTCCGTAAGCGGAGAACGGCGTCCTTAGGTTCCATGAGCTTTTACCACGTTCCTGCGCAGATTTTAAACCCACTTCTCACAAGAGATTTGCTTTCGGGAAGCATCGTCTTACCGACTGACGTGGATGGTCAACTAGAAGCTCAGTTACGAGAGAACGGACTTAACACGATCACTCGCGCAACAGATATAACTCAGCACACAGATCTCACCTGGTGGAGCACGCTACCTAAGTTTCACTGGGCAGTAGCGATCACTCAAGGTAATACTTCCACACTCGACTGGATCCTGACGCCGGGTTACGAGATGGCGGAGAAAGGTTTGATCGTTCTTGATCGACTGAGCTTCTTGGAGCCCACGCGGAAACGAGTGGACTTCTTACAGGACGCGACTTTAAGTAATCTAATAATTTTGAACCCCCGTCCTGAATTTCGTGCTGATCAACGCAAAGCAAAAGACTCTGTAACTTCTGCGTGGTACGTGTTCGATCGATCTGATAAAAATAGTGGAGGGACAATTATTGACTTCGATGTAAACTGGCAGCGACCCAAACTTTTTTCAAAAAGTGAAAGGACGTCTGCAGTTACTGCTTAGTCAGTATATAGAGGAGCAGAAGAAAACAAATAAAGCACTTGAAAAGATTGCTGCACTCATGGTGAGTACGCAGCTTCTACAAGAGTGTGTTGGCCACGACGGCAACACCCGTAAGGCTGACGAAGTTGCAGAGCTTGTTGCAGATTCTTATTCGGCAGGACTTTGTCTCCTCAACGAACTAGAACAGCGTAATAAGGAGTTTGACTACCAAAAGTCTGAGTTCTTCGTCGAAGAACGAGACGAAGCACCCCAAAACGATCTCGAATCTTTCTAAAAATGTCGGACACCAGAAAGACGATCAACGGACTTAGGCACTACCTGTGCCCTGGTGTCCCTGACTATCTCCCCTCAGTTACGTCGATCTTAAGTAGCACTCAGTCGGCTAAGACTCAACAGAAGCTAGCGCACTGGAACATCATGAATCCAGGCGTCGCAGACCAAGCAGCTGCGCGAGGAACTTGGATCCACGAGGCGACTGAGAATCATCTTCGAGGTTTACGGGTTGTTCCACCAGAGTCCTATCAACCTTTTTGGACCGGGGTTCCCGAAAAAATCGATGAATTAATGGAAGGAGGAAGGGTGCTCTGGTCTGAGCGACCTTTCAACCAACCAAAATGGTCAAAATATGTCGGAGAGGACGGCGTAGGGAGGATTTTTTACTACGACGACAAAACTAGACAAGGTTATGCAGGGTGTTGTGACCTGATTTACATGGATCACAACGCTGAAATTATCTTGGCTGACTTTAAAACTTCCGCTGGACCATACAGCTCTAGGTTCCCCAACAAGAAAACAAACGTAGACGAAAAAACTAAGAAAGCTCTTATCTCTGGTGTTTTTAAAGTTAAAAAGACAAGGCTGCAGCTGGCGGCATACAAACTAGCGGCAGAAGCTTGCCTTGGAATTAAAATCAATAAGACTCAGATCATTGTTAGTACTCCGCTGGAGGAATATCAAACTCAAGTTTTTACTTTTGGAGAGTCTGAAGTCGAGAAGGACGAGATTGCTTGGCTTAGCTTGGTCGACAAGTACTACACCGAAGTCAATCCGCCAGCAGACAAAGATTAAGCAGTCGCGAAAATCGGCATCCAGCCCGTGCCACACGGGGTTTTCTAAGGCATACTAGCCTCACGGTACACACTCCCATGCATTTCATTTGCTCTGTAAACTCTGCAGTGACTCGTGCACTCGATGCAAATACAGGCAAAATTGAGGTCGGTGGAGACTTTGGTGCTTTTAACTCTGGCTGGCAGGCTGCAAACCTAACACAGTCTGAGATAGCTAAGGCAGTCAGTAAACGTCAGGGCCTTTGTGCGTGGCATCTTCTCGATGGTAAACGAGAGAAGAACAACACCACTCCCATCCAAGCTGGTCTTGTAATTATCGATATCGATAACCAAGCAGACCACAAGGACTCCGATGGTAACAAAGTTAAAAAGCAAGAACTCACTTGGGAGCAGGCAGAACAACTTGAGATCTGTCAAAAATATCTTTCCGTTGCGTATAAATCTCCTTCTGACTCACTTCTTTGGCCTAGGTTTCGTTTAGTTTTTGGACTTGAGAAACCAATTACTGACCCTGATTTTTATCAGTGGTTTGTAAGAACTATTGCAAAAGATATTCCTGGATCTGACAAGAGAGCAACACAAGCGGTCAATCTCTTCTATGGAGCAAAAGATTTAGAGGGAATTTTATGCGTTTCGGATAAATTCATTCCAGCTGCCCGAGTTGACGAAGCTTACAAACACTGGCTGACAGTGCCAAAGGACGGAGCCGGTGAGAAGGGTGACGTCAAGGAAGTGATGGAGAGCGTCAACGTCTCCCACGACGGGGTCGACTTAGTCGACTTAGTCTCCCGAACTGTTCGAGACATTCTCGATGGGGAAGCAGTCGACGATCGATCGCTTTCCGTTACGCGTGCGATCAAGGAGATTGTCGGTTGGTGCAACTGGTGCAAAGAAAACGGTGTAAGTATAAAAGCACCAGCCTTGACGGTAGCACATGATGTGTTCTATGCTGTGTACCAGTATCCCCCAGAGGTCGACGGAAAATTTAACCGCATCATCGAGAGCATCCGTGACGTCGAGCAGATCCTGCCATCCGTCGTCATGGCTTCCGAGCACAAAGAACTTGCAGCTTGGAAACGACTTCAGAAGCGCGACTACAAAACATTCGAGAAGGTCGCCACTGCTCAAACCAAAGAGCAGCTCAAACAAACAAAACCAAAACCCCTGAACTCCATCCTCAACTTGGATGAGTTCACTACCGAGTTCGAAACACCCTCGGTAGCTACATCAACATCGACATCGACACCCGACAATCAAATGAATACCCCAACCACACCGGCTCAGCTGGTCAATCTTCAGAATGCTCAGCAACAACCCCGTACGTTTGCTGAGAACGATGTAGCGGAGATGATCGCTACGACTTACGGAGAGAACTTCTTCTACGAAAGTCAGCAGGACAACTTCTACACGTACGACGACGATCTCGGCATATGGTATGTCCAGGACGAGATGCATATGAAGAAGCGAGTGATCACCGCACTCGACACCTTCGTGACTGCAGGCGTGATGCCGAAGTATTCACAAGCGACAGTCAACAGCATCTTCCACATGCTTCAAGGCCGCTGCCTCAAGTCTCTTGAGGGTGGTCGGACGAGCATCTTCAAAAAAGGGAGAGGCTACATTCCCTTCGCTAACGGTGCTCTTAACAGCGAATCGTTTGAGTTCGAAGAGGGTACCAATAAGGATCTTTATTTCCGCAGCCGCCTTTTCTACGACTGGGATCCCACGGCTAAGTGCCCTCAGTTCTTGCAGTGGTTAAAAGACAGCCTTCGACCCGGACAGGAGAAACTTATCCAAGCTTTCTCTCGGGCTCTCCTAACCGGCTACACCTCTGGTGAGCGATTCCTTCACCTGGTTGGTCCTGGTGGTACCGGTAAGTCAACCATGCAGCAGTTGATGATTGCTTTGGCTGGGTTCCACAGCACCCACACGTCGAGCTTGGAACTCATCGAAATGAACAAGTTCGAGTCATACAACCTCATTGGTAAACGGCTTCTCCTTCTGACAGACGAATCGAACTACAACAAACGCATGGACGTGTTGAAGAAACTCACGTCTGCTTCTGACACGCTTCGCGCAGAACGTAAGTATGGCAAGGAGATCATTAGCTTCAAGCCTGAGTGTCTCGTCTGCATCGCATCAAACGAACACATCAGTTCGAACGACGCCACGAGTGGTCTTGAGCGTCGACGACTCACGATCATCATGGATAAAGTTGTTCCTCCTAGTAAGAGGAGACAGCTCCTCGATGTCTACGACGACAGGCTCGAAGGTGTTCTCGTTCCTGAGATGCCTGGCATTGTCAGCTGGGCTCTTGATATGAGCTTTCAAGAGATGCGTGACGTTCTGGCTAACCCTGTCAAACACGTCCCCTCGTTGAACAAAACCAACATCGATGCTCTGATCTTTAACAATCAGTTCGTGTCTTGGTTGGTTGAGTGCACCCTATACGCACCCAATCACGTAACACCGATCGGTCGCGGAGCTGCTAAACCAAGCACTGACGAAGCAGAGAAGGGTATGTTCCACAAGAATGCCTACAGCGAACTCTTTGCTAGCTACTCGAACTACTGCAAAGCTTGTGGGTTCAGAGCAGCATCAAAACCTAAGTTCGTCGACAGGACTATGGAAGCACTAAACAACATCTTGAAACTTCCAAACTGTTCTAAAACATTAATTAACGGTGTGCCTGCAATAAAAGGTTTACGCCTCAAACCATATGACTTAAGCTCGGACCGCGCTTCGCATGGACCTGACAGACTTCCCAACCCGGCGGAGTTTGCACAGGACCCCGACTTTTCTTCCTGGGAAACTGCTTTCCAAAAACATGACCAAGTTTCTTAACTTCTACACTGCATCTCTAGCTGTCGGAGGCATTTCAAGTGTCGTGGTGGGCTTTGTTAATCCTCAGTTTATTGGTGCTCCTCTTTCTTTTACCGGTGGAGCACTAGCCGGGGCTTCTGTCATTGAGAAAAAACGGTACGAAGAGGAAGAGGGACTTTCAATCTCAGGTCGTGTGTCAGGTGCTTTTAAAGTTCTGTACGAAACCAACCAGGGACTGGTCACTGCCACGTCGCTTTCCCTTGGAGCTGACATTGATTCCGAGTTAGCTGAGACCTACCTCGACGCTCTTGCTGAAGAGACTGGCGGTAAGCGCTTGGACAACACAGACGATGCGGTGTATAACTTCCCGCACGCTCAAAACATCCTTAACAAGCTTTCGAGCGACGCTCAGAACTGGGCAAAAGCAGAGGTCCAGAAGTCAAACCAAGCTGCCTTGACTCTGTCTAAGCAGCTCGAAGAAGCTCAACAATTAATTCGTGTAGCGCAAATGGCACAAGCCACAGCGCCTCGGCAGACTGTTGAAAGGACTAACGAAGATTTATGGGGAATGGAGTGAGATCTTCGTTCGAACTAACGGAAGACGGAAATATGTATGAAGTGAGAGTCGAAGCAGATGGTTTTGAAGAACACTGCTTCGTCTCCAGTAGCCACCTAATAGACGAAAAAATTAAAGCACTCTCGGCTAAGATCGCTGAAAGAGCCAGACAGGCTTACTTAGAGGGATACGACGATGTCTGAAGAAAACAAGGAAGACAAGATCGAAGAACTCACGCCCGAAGAGAAAGAGCTTCTCGATCAGGCGATTGCTAACTTCAGCAGCTTTATCGAACAGGAAACTAGTCTAGACCTGTGGCTTGAGGAAGAACTGATCGCCAACCCAGAAGGCTGTGATCTGTCTCAGAAGCCAGAGCAAGAGCCTTAGTCACCACGGGCAACTCAATAGCGAGGATCATTCCGATCTCAAGAGCGATTTGACGGTGTTCTTTTTGAGTCTCTTCTCGTCCTCGAAGACCAACGAAATGCGCCCATGAGCGAATAGTTCCATTCATATGGAGTTTGGTAGGCGTGTAAAGGGGAAGCATATTTCTCGCACACTCGCGTGCCACACCGGCTTCTACCATCTCGTGATAAAGATCGTAAGTCTGTGCGTCGAGCTTCACTAACTTGTCGCGAAACCTAGCCTCCAGTCCAGGGTCAAGAGATTCTGCACTCGACTGTCGATTCTTTTCTGCTTGCTTACGCAGCTCAAAGTTACAAGCTTCCTCAGGGTCACAAGACATGACCTCCCAAGGATTGGCGTAGCGTTGACTCAGTTCCTGAAATGTAAATGTTCTGTGCCTCAGTATTTGAGGACTGATTGCGCGAGTAGTGATGATCTCGAACGACGCATTCGCCTGCTCGAAAACTGACCAGTGACCGTGCTTAATGCAGAATTTAAGTAAGCGCTCGTACTCTGCTCGATCTGGATTGGCAGTCGAAACTCTCGCATGGCGTGCGATAACTTTCTCAGGTTCTTCTGTTATCCAATCCAGCTTTACGGTATGCACGGAACCCACGCGGATCCCGACATGTTAGTTCAGCTTTGAGGGAACGCCTCTTGATAACGGAGACGCTTAGTAATCTCAGACGGATTTGAAACAGCACGCTGCATATCCGCCGGACCCATACCTAAAGCCATCCCGGCCATACGCATGTTGCTCATCTGTTCGTTACGCATCCCCATCGGTTTGCCCTCCAGTTAAGACTTGCTCTTGCAACGAAAGGTTGTCAGCCATCCGATAATCATGAAGAGGCATCTGGGAATCCAGAGTCTTCTGGTTATAGAAGTTCTGCTGAGGAATCATCGACAGTGCGCCGACGTTGAGACGCATCGTCGGATCCACCAAATTGGCTTCTTCGAACATGTACTGACCAACTTCCATGTCGTCCGGCTTCAAAGGAAGCGGGGGAAGTTTGTGGTTATAACCAGCAGGTGCTTGAGTAGCGTGAGAAGTTTTCACGTTACCGATGCCGTACTCCACGGGGGAGACTGGGGCACGAACGTAACTACCGTGATCGATGTTGTACTGAGCAAACACCCGGTTCACGTTATCGTTCACCACGCGCTGACGCTCACGGATAACTGCATCCGTGTTTGTGTAGAGCGAGGGGTTGGTCGTAGGCATACCCAGGGGCCTGAGTTCACCAAGAGGACCTAAACCGCCAGGTTTCTGAAGGGGAGTAAATTCTTCCATGGTCTTAGTTTAACTGCGTTTGGGTTGAATCTTCATGTTCGCGTTGTCATCCATCACTGAAAGATTCTTAGGGCTCCCGTTCTCCGGGTTGTGGTCTTTGTGGTGCACATCCTTACCATCGCCCTTACGAACTCGACCCTTTCGTTCCATGTAACGACGAGACTTGTTGCGAGCCGCCCTACGTTTCTTTTGACGATCCGTGCCGTGGTAATCATCATATTCTTTTCGATAATTTCTAGACACGGATCAAGTTCTTTATTTACCTACTTTACAGGTTTTACATCCGTCGAAAAACTCTTGGCGAATCTTCTCACCTGCTGAGGCGCAGAAGTCTGCCCACAAGCCTGTGTAAAGACCGTTTGAACGACCAGAAGCCTTGTACAAATAGTCCATAAACACAGCTTTATTGTTCTCTGCTTCAGGTTTCCAACCTTTGAGATAATCAGTGTTCACTTTTGGTGCGGATATACCATCCAGAACTGTAGCCCTTCTCAACCATCCAGCGGGGTCCAAGGTTCTTTTTGGAATAATTTAAATACTTACCGTTATCTGAAAGATATCTACCTGTAACAAGGTCAAGATCCCCAAACGGATCGTGAACTACGACTTTGGAAAGATCCCCGGACAACCCAACCGCCAAAATCCAGTGCCCACCTCCTGTTGGGTTGTCGACACCACCGTGATGGAGGATGCCCATGGGTACGGGAATACCCTTGCGAAGCAGCTCTTCGATATCTTCCCAGCCACCATCCTGACGAAACTCAGCATGTACGCCGTACTGCTCTAAGGCACGGCATTGCACCCAAGCTTCTGTAGTGTCACCTATTTCGAAAACAGTATGAATGTAATCGTCGTCATTGCTGATGGCTTCTGGCTTCAGTGCCGACAGAAGCATCGCACAAGATGAGCTGAAACAAGTCCTATTCGCGTCGCGGTAGTTATCTCGTTGAGAGTAATAAGGAACATCTAGCTTGAAGTCACCGCCTTTAGGTCGAGTCGTGGTCCCTTCCGGAACATCGTTAATGATTTTCCAATGAGGGCTGTAGAAATACCAGCTCTTACCAGGCTGAGCGCAAAGCTTTACCTCGTAGTGAATCTGGTTGGAATACATAATTATCTGATCCCATTCCCACGCGCTGCCTTTAGGAACGAAGAGCTTTTCTTCAGGAAGCAGTGTCGAAGAGTCAGCTGGTCTTGTCTTCAGCCAGGTATCTTGCTTCGCAAGGATCGAGCGACCAAGCATCGGGTGGCGATCAGGCTTAGTTAAAAACAATTTTTTCTCTTCAGCTCTCCGTCGAACTAGACCCGGAAGAGATTCACCGTTGCCACCTTTGACCCAGCGATCAAACTCGTCTGCTACTTCTGCCCGATCAACACCCGAATTTAACTTCCGAAGCAAAGTTGAATCTTTATAGGCACCAGCGCCAACGTTATAGGTGAACGAAACGAGAGCATCGAACTCGTTCTGGTTGAGTTTTACTGTTGTGTACTTATTTACAGCAGACTCAAATTGAGACACATCTTTCTTAAGTAATTGCTCAGCCTCATCTTCTGTAATCTGCTGTCCTGCCGTCACATCTCCAGTATGTCCGTAGCCGATGGTGAGGACGCCCACGGCATCTACATAAGCACGAAGGCGAAGACCTTCGAACTTCTTGATCAACTCAAGACCAGAAGTAGAAATGCGAGTCATGGTGTCACTGAGACACCTTAAGTCTGCCTATAGTCAGTTGAAATAACAACGCAAGTAGGCAAGCTGAAACAGCTGTCGCCAACGCCTCCGTCCACCAATAACCAAAGTGCGTAGGGTGCGTTGCCAGATCGCAGAAGAATGTAAATACACCGGTCAGTAGAACGTTATGAGCGATTGAAACTCTTTTAAAAAAGAGAATACAAAGAGAGTAAACGATCGCTGTACGCAAGCCGGTGTTATAAGCGACAACTAAATGCTTCCATGTGAGTTTCGATATCTCTCCTTCAACCATGAAGTACAGACAAGGCAACCACGCCTCTCCGAATTTCTCCGGAAAAGCGCGGGCTGCTTGCTTTACTCTTTGGATCACTCGCCGGTCATCAGGAAGGTGAAACAGCTGTCTTATCAAGCCACGGCGACTGTAAGACGATACTCAGTTGCACTTCTGTCTGTGCGCTTGATGTACAAGGTGGCAGTATCACCAGCAGTAACTGCCAGAGTCGCTTCGATAGGCTTTCGACGAGTCATCTTGAAAATGTCTGCTTCCACGACGATGTCGCCTGCGCTGTTGAAAACGATATAACCACTAACACCGAAGTACTCAGGGTGGAGAATAAACGTGGCTGTACCGGTGCTTCCGTAAGTCAGATTAAAAACATCGGAAAGAGCTATAGAACCATCACCTTCGAAAGTTTCGAAACTATCGACAGTAACGTTGTCACCGTCTTCAGTACGAATCTGACCGAAGCGAGTGATGCCCGCAGGGTTGACACCTAACTCTCGGTTAAAATCAAACTCAGCCACGATGAGAACTTCTGAGTAACAGTTTCTTCTCTTAAGTGTAGATCAATTAGGAGCGATCACCCTACAGTCCGCAGGAAGGTGTAGTACTCACTTCCTCCGCCTCTTTGAATTTCAACAACTGCGTGGGCAGCAGAAACGTCGCCAGCAGCGGCTGCACTATTGGTGCTAATTACCTGGTAAAGAACTCCTTCGTCATCTCCCTGAGGACCAGCACTACTGAACTGATCGAATTGCAGCGGCCAACGAGTTACTCCAGGGAGCACTGAAGCGTCGGGTTCAGTTCCGCGATAAGCGAGAATCCACTCGCCAACTGGATAACCAGGAGTCAGTGACCAGTTCCAACGACTGCGGTACCAAGAACCACCATCGAACCCGTCGAACTGACGCTTGGAATAAGTAGTTAAGTAAGGACCTTCAGTCCCGTCCGCACGGACTAACCACGCGTGTTGAGTGACCTCTCCGTAGGTGTATTCAGGAGTGGGAGTAAAGGGTGCTCCAGGAGCTGCGTAATAGTACCAGTTAATTTTCTCAGAGTTTTCTCCTGAGTTGTCGTAATAGTACGCAGCGGTACCCAGAGGATCAGCAACGGCTACTTCACCACCACCTGCGATGGTCGCAGCGTCAAACTCATTGAAGTTGTTGAAAACACCGTCATTGTCGATAATCTGCAGGACTTCACCGCCTCCAAGGGCGAGACGATAGAAGTGATTTCCTTGGCTAGAAAGAATTTCAGCAGCGCGGCGCAGCTCATCTAAATTGATATCCTCAGCACCATCACCGAGAGTTGAGTCGTCTATTTGAACAAGAGTCCGATACTCACAGGATCTGCGACCTTTAAGTTCTTGATACATGTAATAGATACCAGAACCGTTAAGAGCAACAGCAGTCTCACTTACGTCGCGTCTGCTGAACTTGGACGGCTGATGAGACAAGACCTCAGTACCTGTCTCGTCAAAAATCCGAGTCTTTCCAGCCTGCATATGGTATGGAGTCTGTACTCTTAAAGTCCCACTATCTAATACTTGCAGCTCCCAGATATCAGAAATGGGAAAATTACCGTCTGCAGCATAGAAACGTGCATTAGCACCCTCGCCAGGGATTATTATCCCAGACCCTTGATCGACACGACGTTGATCAAAGTGAACAGAGTTTGATCTCTGGTTATCATCCGCCACGCCGCTTGCGAGCACCCAACCAAGGGACAGGTCTTTTACAAACTCCGCCATGGGTCTACTTCATACAGATAGTTTCTTGACTTTATTTTAGACTAATAAGTAAAGCGGTTTATTAATTCGTCCTCATGGCTGGTAAGCGCGATTTAGACACGGCACGCGAATGGGGTCGTCAGATTATTAAGACCAACGAACTACAAGGGTTCGCGTCGTGTCCAGCAAACTCGGTCTTTGCTGTTATTGACCCCAACATCATCGAGGCAGACGGTCAGCCTCGGAAGATGACCCTCAGTGGGATTATTCAATCTGCAGCCGATGCAGGTATTCTGATCCCTTCAGGAACAGCAAGCGCAGAAAATATCGTTGGTGGTTCTGGTATCTTCGTAACCACGAGCGGTGATTACACAATCATCAACGCTGTTGGTGGTGGCGGAGGAGGAACTCCTCTCTTTGCAGGCTCAGGTATTTATCTAACAGACGTACCTAGCGGTGAACTAATCAACGTCGCTCCTGACGATCT